CTCTCCACAGTGCAGAACTCCAGCCACTGTTTCTCGGCCACCGCAGCAATGCCGGTGGCCTTTTCGTATCTGGCCCACACGTCTCCGTTGGGCATACGGTAGTAGCCCTTGTTCATCACGCTCTTCTTTTCCTCCCCGGTCCCGTCCACCACAATCATGTGCCCGGACATACTGCTCAGGAGGGTGCCCATCACCACCGAGGTCTCACGGATCTTTTCGTTATGGACCTTGTTCTCAAGCCTGAACTCGGACCGGAGTCCTACGGTGTAATTTGTCACCCGCTCCACGTCGATATCGTGGAGGCCAAGCTCTCTGGAAATCTCCCCCGCTGTAATTGCCGTGGCGATCATGGCCGAGTGGAACCGATCGGGACCATCAGCCCCAATTAGACCGTCTAACTGGAGCCTCCGTTGCTTGAGGCGATGCTCTACTAGCGCAATGTTCTGCATGACGTACTGCATGAAAACCTCCCCCGCCATGCCATAGTTGTAGGGCAGGGTGTCATGGAATAGACGGTCGGCCTCGGCCTTTGTCAGGTTGTCGTCCTTGGGTACGAACAGCTCCATGATTCTCATACGCTCACCATCAGCGTGAGCCTTGAACGCCTTGAGCACGTCAATGAGGCTGTTATTTCCAGAAGTGAACCCGACAGTCTCCCAGCCTGACTCGTTGCGCCTCTCCGCATTCACATGCGCTTGCATGCGGTTTCTTTCCCGGTTGTTGGAGAAGTTGAGGACAAAGTTACTCAGCTTCTCAGCCTCGATGTTGGTCAGCTCGTCCACGCTTACAGGAAGGTTGCATAGGCTTGCCATGCGGCTCTGGATTGCCAGCACCGTGTCGTTGAGACTGAGCATGGTCTTGGTCGGGTGTCCCCAGATACTGTTAACGCACATCTGGATGGTTGACTTGCCTACCCCGGATGCCGGATTGGTCAGATGGAGCAGGGCGCTTCCGATGTTGAGCATGGCGTACAGCGGTGCACCGAACCCAAGGAACAGAGCAAACCCTCGCACCTCGTTGCCCGGATTGTTGTAGGTGTTGATGACCTCCTTCCATTTGTCGAGCGATCCTTCCTTGTTGTAGTAGGTGTAGAGGGTCTCAAGGTTCTTGCACACTGGGGAGAATTCGATCTGACCTTGCTGGTTGATCTCACGCTTGCCGATCAGGAACTTTGTTTTCTCGTCGTGCCACCCGAAGCTGTCCCGGGCCTTGAGTTGGTTCCTCTTGGTCTGGTCGTACTCCATGAAGGCGTTCATGTAATTGATGAGGAGCTTCCCCTTCGTGCCCACCACATGGATACTGTGCGACTGGAGATAAGAAAGAATCAGGTCCTGTTTGGCCAGCCACGCCGCTGGCACCACGAGTTCTTTCAACCCATCATTCGGAGTGAGGTGCATCCAGTGCCCTACCGCACCGCCACCCTTGCCGGATTCGGAGTGCAGATCCTCGACGCGCCGATGGAGCCAGAAATCTCTCTGGTAGATGATGGTGTCCTGCACCTCCTCTTCCTCGTCGGTCTTCTTCAGCTTCTTGTCCGTCAGCACCCCCCGGTAAATCACGCCTCCCGCTTTGGAGCGAAAATATGGTGGTGGGTAATCGTCTGGAATGGTGATGGTGATCGTGCCCCCGATATCCTCGGCATGTGCCTCGATGATATTGTCCTCGGGAGTTGCCTCAGCGTAAATCTGGCTCAGCTGTAAAGGCGAGGCCATGGGTATCGGCTTGTTGTAGTGCTCGCAGTGCTCGCAGGGGTCCGAGTCTTCTCTCCTAAAATACGAGCAGGTTGTCGGAAAACCCTTGCGTTCGAATAGCTTCTTGACGGTCGCGTCGTAGTCGTACCGCTCCACGTCCCTTTCTGATATCTCCACCGCCCATTTGATCTTCTCGTCATCGGTCCCATCACACTCCATGATGATACCCAGTACGCCCTTCCATACCGGCTCAAAGGTCCCCGGTTGATCCTCCATAGCGCGTCGAATCTGTTCGCACCCTTTACTCTGCGCGATCTCGATGGACTCCATCTGATCTGTTTCACGGTTCTTGTGCTGAGTCTTTACGGTATACGTCTGAAGGCTACGCTGCAGAATATGGGGCCAGCTTCGAATGGTGGCCTCGCGCAAAATCTTTCGTATGCCCTGTAAGTCCCCGGTCCCGGCGGGTGGTGGGTTGTCGAGAAAGGTCTCCGTCTTCTTGAGCTTGATGAGCGCCGAGAAGTCCTCCACGCGCATGGGGGTAGGCGGCACAGCCAGTCGGACGGGTTTTGAATCTCCGAACTTGTAATTGTTCGTGCCCGGCACTCGCAACAGGCGCACTACGTCATGGGTGCATCCTGCGTCTAATATCAGTCCCTGTTCACGCGCTAACTTAACGAATGCCTTAGATAGCTCTGTCTTCTCGTTGTATGAAATGTCTCTATCAAAGACGTAATAGCAATGGATTCCGTACCCCGACAGAACAATGGAAGGTTTTGGTAGACCAGTACCTCGTAGGAACTTGAACAGCTCAGTTCTAGCTGTGTCAAAAGACGTGTATTTCTTGGGGTGTGGTTCGGCTTGCACGTCGAGTTCAAATTGAACGACGCGAGAAGCACAATAGTTCTTAAGTTCTTTCTTGTCATTGGCGCCTCGCATGGATGCCGTACTGAAGTACGTATCGAGTCCCTTAGAAGAAAGTTCGTTGGCGAAGGCGATAGCCTCGTCAAGGTCTAGAAAATTACCAGACTCATTGGTAAGCGGTGGATTGGCGTTGCCCCCCAGTCCTTGAATGTGGATATATCCTTGTTGTGGACACACGAGGTCCATGAATTCTTTTTGCATAGCGACACCGCGAGGAAGGGGCACCCAGAGGATGCCCCGGTACAAAGCCAGTTATACGATCTAACTAGGGCGCTTTATACGTCCTCGCCCCACTCGTCGAGCAATGCGGCGGCTTGCGCCATAGACCCCGAGGCGGCAGGAGCCGGAGCCGGCTCAGCGACGACAGGAGCTGGGGCAGGTGCTGGAGCAGCTGTAACAGCAGGACGGCTAGTCCGAGTACGAGCAGGGGGAGCAGAAGGAGCGGGCTGAGTAGCAGGAGCAGCAGTAGAATCATCGCTAGGCTTGCGATAATTAAAGACAAGAGCATTTTTAGCCTCTTCAGATTCACTCTTCTGAACGACAGTACGCAGGTTTTCGTTAGCAACCCAGTCTACCCCTGAGAACCACAGAAGCGGAGTCGCAGAGTCGGTGTCGAAGCTGATGCGAGTGACCACTCGGCGCGGGTCTACCTTTCTACCATCCAGATACGTTGAGTACCCGAGAAGCCCACCGCGTTCTGAATTCTGGTCATACTTGGTGAACAGAGACTGTGCCGGGATGGTCATCTCGAACACGTCCCCACCCTCGATATTGTTGGCTAACACGACGGCAATGTTCGCCTTGGTCTGACAAGCCTTGGTTGTGCCCGTACCTGATCCGGCGATGTTCTGAGTACATTTGGCGCACGTAGAAGCCTGTGGGAAAGCTGAATTCTCGTGGGGGGTTTTGTTGTCATTCGACCAGCAGTCAGGAGGAGAGGTGTCTTTCGGATCATAGGCCTTGGCATAATACTGACGCAGGAAGTTCTCGGACGCACCCAGAATCACCACGTCGATGTGCCCTTCCTTGGACCCGATTTCTTCGCCGTTGATCTGCATACGGAAGCGGTTGCCCCGAATAGAGATGCGCTTGGATGACCCACCAGAGTTACGGGCAAGGTTAAACAGGGAGCTAGTGCCCAATACACCAGCGAGATCCTCCGGTACAGCAGGAACGCCAGCGGGACCAGAAAAGATTGTTAGATTTGACATACTATACTCTCTTGTAAGTTGTAAGACTTTGGTACAGACGTTCTACGTCTGCTATCTTGAACAGGACACGTCCTGTTATGGGATTCTTGTACTTGGTCAGATGACCCTTCTCAATCATATACGTTAGCTTGTTTTTTGACGTACCAAGATAAGCGCATACTTCTTTAAACGTTAGAGACGGGGGACTCTCGGACGAGGGCCGATGATTATCGGCCCCGAGTTCTTCTCCGTCAATGAACTCCTTACTCATTAGGACCCCTGTGCTCTCCGCACGGTGATAGCGTAAGATGAGTCAAGGTTGAGGCCCATCGGCTCCTTGTCAGGATTCTCCTCAAGGAACTTCTTGATGTTGCCCTGATGGATTCTCTGTTCAAGCAGATAGGGTGCGTCCTCATTCTTGATAAAGTCGTACATGGACTGCCAGTCAGTCGTCCAGTACCGCGTTTTGACCGTTCGGGAGGCTGTGCCGAACTGAGTCTTGATGCTGTCACCCCCGGCGCCCTTGAGAATTTCAAGCAGGGCGTTTTGGCAGGTGTTCTGCTTTTCGAGCAGTTCTGCATCTGCAAGGTCATACTGCTTTTTCATCTCCGCTCTCTTGTCGCGGATCTTGATATAGGCTGAGACGAGTCTCTCAGCAGTTACTTCGGCCATGATCTTCTCCGGTAAAGGGGCGGGACCCGCCCATGGACAAATAGTACCATAAAGTTGAAACGTGTCAAGCTTATCCTTCAAGTACCTCCTTGTACAGACTTAGCAGGTCGTCCTGATTGTCCACGTTGCTCTGCAACTGCTTGTAACGCTTTGACTCCACAGGGCTTCCGACAAGGTGATAGATCGTGCAGGGGTTCTTCTGCCCGTTGCGGTGGATGCGATCGTTAGCCTGTAGGTAGGTCTCCGCGCTCAGCGTGGGGTTGTACCATATCACCGTATCGGCCCTGTGCAGGGTCACGCCATGGGATGCCGCCCTTGGCTGAATAACGAGGACCTTGGGGCTGTTTGTTTTCTGGAACCGCTCGATGATCTCCGCTCGCCGGTTGCCGGACGTGCTTCCACCGATGCAGTCATAGGTCACACCCTCTTTGGTCAGCCTGTCTGTGATGACTTGGACTGAGTGCTTGAAGGTAGCAAAGATCAGCACCTTGTGAGAGGAGCTGTGCACGATGTTCATCATCTCGTCGAGCCGGCCCTTGGCGTCGAACGTCACCACTCCACCATCGCTCATGTAACAGGACCCGGAGGCGATCTGGAGTAGCTTATTCAGCAGGACCCCGGCGTTCACCGCAGTCACCTCACCCGAGGCTAGGCTCAACATGTTCTCTCTACGCATCTTCTCGTAGTACATGCCCTGTTCCTTGGTCATCTCCACTTCGATGGTGACGTAGGTTTTCTCGGGCAGGTCGAGGCATTGCTCCTTGGTGAACCGAATGGCCGGCTGAAGGATGCTTCGAACAATCGCTGTGGCCTCTGGCTTGGGTATCCACTTGAAGGTCGACACCTTGTCCATAATCATGGTCTTGAATGCCGTCACAGACTTAGGCACGGTCTCGGAGCGACATATTCTGGCAATGCCGTAGGCATCCATCGGGGACTGAGCAATCGGCGTCCCTGTCATCATCCACACCCATGTGTCCGGCCCCACCAAAGACCGGATGGCCTTGGCTCTGTGCGTGTTGTCATTCTTCACATAGGTGGCCTCGTCGCAGATGATGAGGTCGAACCCGCCGGTCTGAAGCTCCTTCTTCATAGTCACCACGGCATCGTAGTTGATGACCACGTACTTGGCGTTGGACGTGATGACCTTGAGGCGTTGTTCTCTCGTACCGATGGCTACATCGGTGTGCACTCCCATGAGGATCTGGCTCATGTCGTTGAGCCATGCGGCCTTGACCACCGATAGGGGGCAGATGATGAGCACCCGATTGACCTTTCTGTTCTGGATCAACCAATGACTGGCCCAGATCGCAGACGCAGTTTTCCCTGTGCCCTGTTCGTTGAACAGATAACACCTTCTGTGCATGGTCAGGAACTCAGCGGTAGTCCGCTGATGATCCATGGGGCTAAAAGTCCCCGGCCATACGTAGTTTCTGAGGATCGGTGATGGAGTCGCTGTTGAGTGGAACCCCATATTTCTTAGGACTCTAGCGTTGTCCAGTGTCCATCTAACGGCTACGCCGTTTTCTACTCTAAAGGCTTGGTCCTGAAAGATTCTCAGGACTTCGCTTATCTTCTCTTTGTCTGCGGTCAATATGAGA